CGTACCCGTACCCGTCCCCGTCCCCGTACCCGTCCCCGGACCCGTCCCCGTCCCCGGACCCGTCCCCGTACCCGGACCCGTACCCGTACCCGGACCCGTACCCGTCCCCGGACCCGATGGAGGACTGCGCCTCGTCACCGAGGCTTGTCATTATTTTAAGTGCTGTGCCCATTTGGACGCCTCGCAATCAAGGGTGGCAACAATCGCCAATTCATTGAAACGGACCGTACCGGACGGGTCTAGCGTGGTCTTGCCCGAAATGGGGCCGTGAATCAATTCACCGAGACCTTTTGACGTACCCCAAACCCGAATCACCGATGCGTTTTCGAGCTTACAATCCATCCCCTCTTTCGAGAATCGACCCACAGTGACCCATCCACGTTGCAAAATGACTATCCGAATATCGCTCGAAAGGTTCTTGTTTGGAACAATCGAATCCTCCCGAACATACTTCACATCATCAACCATCAGTGTATTAGGCGAACCCATAAAGACTCCTTAAATTTATTCCCGTTTCCGGGTATTGCGACAACTTCATGTTAAGGCTAAAATAATTAGCGTCCGTAAAGAATCTTAGACGCTTTCTTGTGACCCGTTTTATTTGCTTCTACCTTAACGCCCGTCTGCCCAACATAAGGCGAATAACCCGGCTTGGCCTTTAGACCTGCCATCTTTAACAACTCAATGGCCGTTTTCTGCCCCATTCCACCCTCACAAGCCTTATCCACCGAATATGTTAATGTTTCCATACGTCCCCCTTTTTATCTTCCCTTAATTCTGACTTAAACCTTCGGCGCTTTCGGAAAATACTTTCTAACCATATCGGCGGCGTAGGCGGCGTTGGCGGCGTAGGCGGCGGCGTAGGCGGCGTTGGCGGCGTAGGCGGCGGCGTAGGCGGCGGCGTAGGCGGCGTAGGCGGCGGCGTAGGCGGCGGCGTAGGCGGCGTAGGCGGCGGCGTAGGCGGCGTTGGCGGCGGCGTTGGCGGCGTTGGCGGCGGCGTTGGCGGCGGCTCTTACTTGCTCAATCGTTACCTTCTCGCCCTTGGCCCATGCTCTAGCCATTTTTAGCGCTTCTGCTGGTCGCTTTTCGTCTTTTGGCACATGCTTTAAGACGGTTTCAGCAATATCGCAAGCGCACAAAACTAATTTCTTTCGGGTCGCTAATGTCATTTTGGGGTTGGATTGATTCACAAGCCATAACATCCAGTCGCCTCGCTTACATTCGGCCCAAGCGGTCTTTGCGTCTCTATCTCCAACCCACTCAACGGCCGAACTGCAAGCATCTAGCTTAAGCAGTTTATCCTTGAATTTCATACTCTCTCCTTAATGTTATTCCCTATTTTGATTAGCGTTTAGGCTTCCGTTGTTACTTTTTCATTCAACACAAACCCCAAATCACTAGCGCCCATTTTCGTGATTAGCCTGATCTGTTGGCTCCGATTTAAGATGAATTTAGCTTTCACCTCATCATTCTCAAGAACCTCTACCACAATCGAATCATCACTCCAATGCGTCAAATTTAAGCGATCTGTCTTTGACAGCCTTAAACTATCTTCCTTTGCTGGATAATGCCTGTGTCCCATGATCTGCCCCCTTATAATTAACATCTCTTAAAATTTGACCCTCTGGGACTTGGAACCCAGCCTCCCTTTCGGGTGGGGTCTTACAGGCGGTCCTGATCTGCTCCGCCTGTCCTCGATAGGTCAGCAGGGCACTCCCCAGCCGTTTTCTTCTCCGCCCCATGTGTTATAGCGTTTCGAGGGTAGCATGAGCTTCAGGCAATATCCCCGGGGGTCGGAGGATATGCAAGGCGTAAAGCCCATAAGCCGAACCTTTTCCCCAATCCTCATGAGCGTGTCGCCTTCCTGATAGTTTGGAACGTTGGAAAGGTTCTCTGCATTCCTTAGAGCTTTTCTCGCTAACCGAAATAGCGCTAGGCAGTCCTCCGCAACCTGCCCCGGATGTTTTGCCGGGTATTCCTTCGCGACCATTGCCACAAATGCCAGCTGTTCCTTGTTCATAAAAACCCCTCTCGTTCGATTTGCTGACCTCGTCAGCGACCGCTTGACGGTCGGACGGCCCGGAGGCCGTTTCGGTCTTTATATCGAGAGCCCTATCAGAGCTCCCATTACGATTGCGACCCCTAGCAGTGTCTGTGCCATGTCCGCTCCCTAAAGCGTGATATCTACCCTACGCAAACAATGATAGCAAACGAACGAACATACGTCAAGCACCAAGTAAGAAAAATAATGGGGCTCAAACCATTACCGGCACACATTCTTAAAAATATCTTAAAAATAGCGTTGACGGGTGTCTGTGGTCTGAACAATCGTTCGCTCGTTCGTTTGTCTGGCTACCATCACACCTTGACGACCATAATCTTCCAAATTTGAGCCCACTGCGTGCAAGAAATAAGTATCGAAAACCCTTATATTTTCATTTTCCTTTATTTCTACATCATCGTGAGTGTGTGGTATCCATCGGTAACCGCCTACCATGCTCGCAAAAATCATGGTAGGATTTTTTCCTTACCCTGTAATCGTTTCAGAGCCAGATGGTAGACATGATAGACCGATGTTAGACCCTAAATCCTTTATCCTGTAATCGTTTCGCTTATTATTATTATTATTCTTACCATAGATAGATAGATAGACCCCCTATGCAGTAATCGTTAGCCAAAACTTTTACCGGTGCTTCCGGAGGGCTGTAATGGGCTGTCCATGGCTGATGGTAGGTCAAAAACTGCTAGGATGCTAGAAATCATACTGGCTAATCGTTTTGTCCTACCATGACCATAGCATGTCTACCATCGCCTTCTGATTCTATTACCTGGCAATAGTTTTGCTCTAACGTCAATTATATTTAGGGTATTAACCTACCGCTCGGTCGGTTATTGATTTTAACTTGGCGATGGAATGCGTTATCGCCTATCCTTGCGTTTGTAGGACAGCCAACCCGATTGTGATTCCAGCATCACGGAGACGACCATCCATCTCGCACCACTTCAACCAATTTCCTCCCAAGTATTCTATTTACACCGCCCTGGTTTACTTGCGTTTAAGCCACCTACCCAATCGTTCACTTGCCCAATCAACCCCATCTCACTAGGTTTATTGCTCTGTCATGTCATGCGGAGTTTGATTAACTTTTTCAGGGGGGCGGGGCTCAGAAAATGGTACCTACCAAAGGTGGGGTATTTGATAACACCATGGGGTATATCAGGTACATAAACTCGTATTTGAAGTTTGAAAACTGTGTGTAGGTGTGTTTAACCCAAACAAGGAGGTAGTGATGGAAGCAACGAAAGTAATGCCAGCTGTGGAGACCTGGGATTTATCAACATATCCAGATAAGGACCCGAGAGATGAGAAACCGGCGTCTGATGTGTTTAGATTGGCGTATTTGACGCCGAATGGGGATATTGCTTATAAATTGCAGAGGTGGACGCAGAGAAACCAAGAGACGGGGATGATGGAGGAAAAGACGCAGAACGGCCAACCCAGACGCTTTGACATTAAGGGCGGTGGCGGAGTGGAAAAGATGATTAGGGGTTCGCTTAAGATAGTGAACCACCAGACCATGGTATCCAAACCATCACCCCAAGACATACGCAATGCGGAACGGGCGATTGAGGGAAAGCCAACGATGGTTAGAATGGGGCTTTGGCACCAACCGCAGTTCAATGACTCGGGTGAGATTTACGATTGGAAGCCGGTGGACAGGAAGAAGGTCCTGCAACCACCGTATTGGAAGGACGTTACGGAGGCGTATTACAAAGAGTGGCGCCAGGATGCGTATGATGGCAAGAGCGACCCGTATAAGGGCCAGCACAGGCCGTACACTCGGATTCAGGAGCTTGAGAAGGCCGCAGGCGAACAGAAGGCTTCGCTAGAGGCTGAGGTTAATAAATTACGGGCTGAGTTGGCAAAGAAGGAGAAGTGATTGTGTGGGGCTTTTTCCTCGGAGCACTCTTGACCGGAGCCTATACAGTACTTGTACTGGGGATAGGCTACCATACCGGGCGTAAGTCAAGGTGGGAGGAGACGTTTGGACTTCCTCCCACGCCCACGATTGGGATGCCTTCTATTGGCAACCACGAGGAGGTGGCTGGAGAGTATCCAACCAGGGAGACAGAACGGTCGTTAATGATGGATTGAAAGGTTAGATATGGCGAGCGAAAAAATTGAGAATATGAACTACAGAAAGTTTCGGAAGAACATCGTTGAAGAGCAGGGGTCGGAGGTTGAGGATTACTTCGTTGATTTGTACGAGAAAATTTGCGACCACTATCCGAGTTATCCAGAGGCTCCGTTTCCTGTTGGTTTGGACCCCCTGGTGGTGGCGACTTATCCTGCTGTGGTGAAGGTCGGGGGAATGGTGTGTGAGGGTCCGACAATCGTGGATTTGCTAAAGAAAATCGTGGTGGCACACGAGGAGAAAATGAATGAACTCTGGGACGAGCGACAAGCCTCTAAAGAAAAAAAGTAGACAGACGTTTAAGAGGCTTCAACTAGAGGTCCCAAGGGGTCCATATAAGACCAAGGCGGAGAGATGGAACGCCCTGGATAAGCTCATGGACTTCAACATCTACCGTGACAAGACGGGGCAGAAACAGGTAGATTCTCGGGCCATTGAGCGTTGGATGGGGTTGTCTTACGAGGATATTCTTCGAGAGATAAACTCCACGCAGTTCCAGGGGATGAGGCTTGCCAGGGGCTCGATGAAGGTCTCGGGCATCATCATCGAGAGCATACCGTCGGTGCAGAAGGTGTTAAGGGATTTTAACCGCATCCTTGAGGGTGAACAGCTAACGTGCCCGGATTGCCAGAAGAAACACGGGGCGCAGTTGGTGGACATGAAGGACAAGAAGGCGTTCCTTGAGCTTATCACGCAGACGATGGATAAGTTCGGGTTGTCCAAGGTTGACATATCCAACGCCGATATTATGGGCGACATTGACGTAGAAGAGGCCATACAAGAGGGGATGAAACTATGCGAGGAATTGTATGGTGAAAAGCCGGTCGTCCAAAGATTCATTAAAGCCGCTTCGGAACCAGGGGCTCTCTCAGGAGGCTATCGAGAAATACATCCGTCTGGCATCCCTGAGCCAACATTTACGGACGACAAGAAAGACGGACCCGCTGCTCCTGTACAAGCCGTTCGATTACATGATGCCGTTGTTACAATCGCTGAGGAAGTACCTGTGCGCCATAACCTCGAATCGCCTGAGCAAGACCAGTTGGATGTGTTACGACCTAGTGGCATACGCCCAGGGGAGGCATCCGAACCCGAAGATAAAGACGCCTAAAAACGCAACGATTTGGCTGTCGGTGGGGACGAACAATAAGATTGAGCAGGTCATTGAGCCTAAGTTCAAGGAGCTAATGGTCGGTGGAAAACACTACGAACTCAACCTCCAAAAGCATGCGTTTTATATCAAGAATGGGTACAATAACTGGTCTGAGGTCTATATTAAATCGGAGGAATCGTATCTCCGGGACCCGCAATCTTACGAGGGTTCTAAGGTCCATCGTCTCGCCTTTGATGAGCAACCAAGCGAAGAGGTCTGGGACGCCGCCCACATGCGAACCATTGACACCAACGGGCAAACCCTCCTTGGCGCAACCCTGTTTGAGGAACACATCACGTTCCTTTGGGACCGCATTATTAAGCCGGTTCAGGAGGGCAAGCCAGAAGCGAAGAATATCACGCTTGTTGGGGAGAACATTCCAATGTCGGCGAACCCAATGCTCGACCCGACAGCGATTGCAGAACAGAGACGGCAGGTAGCTTTAAGGTCGCCAGAAGAGGCGGCGGTGCGGTTTGATGGTAAGTACCTACAGGTCTTTGGTAAGACGCCGTTTAATTTGGACGCTTTGAGTTTTTTTAGGAAGATTCAGTCGGATGGGGTTCCAGCCGAACTATATTTTGGGGGTGAGCAATGAGAGCTTTGAACGACAGGGTTATTGTTAAGGTCGGTATTATGCCGGAGGTTTTAAAGTCTGGGATTATTCTGGCAACCCAGGCGGTTAAGGACGGACAGGCGATAGTCAACGTTGGCATGGTTGTGTCGGCTGGTCCGGGGATGATTCTTCCTACTGGCGAGAGGATTCCGGTTGACGTACTGGCTGGGGATGTTATTAGTTGGGAGAAATTTGGACAGATACAGTATGAGGTTCTGGGTAAGAATATTGTTTGCATACGGGCCAGCGATATTGGGTGCGTATTGACGCCAGAGGAGTACGATGGCTGGATATTTGACGAGAAGGAAGCGGAGAAAAGGAATGACGAGACACAGGCACAGTTGGCTAAGATTAGGGAAGAACAGAACATAAAGGCTGGCGTGGTTAAGAAAAAGGACTGGCGTTGCTCGAATAAGGAGTGTAAGTCTTTCGATGTTACGTTGACAACCGAGAAGGCCGAGCCACAATGCGAGTATTGCGGCGTGTCTATGGATGAGAAAATAACGGGCCCGGCGATATTTGTCCATTGACCACGGTTAAAGATAACCCAATCGAGGGTGGTCGTTGGCAGATATTCAGGCGTCCCGCTGATGGCAGAAACTACGTCATGGGAGTTGATACCGCCTCTGGTAAGTTGGGGGCCAACGAATCCTGCGCTACGATACTTTGCGTAGAAGATGGTCGGCAGGATGCCATTTGCGCCGGGGTTATCAATCCCGAGGACATGGCAAGAGAGGTTGAGAAGGGGGCTTACTATTTCAACCAATGTGAGGTTGGGATAGAGAACGAGAAGCACGGTATTGTTGTAATACAGTATTTACTTGAGAGAAAGTATCCGAATATTTTCTTTCACGCAACCAAGATGGGCTCGATGACCGGAACATCGGCCAGCGATTATGGGTGGAATCCGGCAAAGTATCGGTCCGTCTCGATTGACTGGCTTATCACGGATGTTGGCAATTCTATATCGCCCAAGGTGAGCGAGAGACAACGGGCCGTCTTTATTTTTGACCCAGAGACAATCTCTCAGCTTGGTTTCTTTATACCCAACAATAAGACGGGGAAGTTGGCCGCCGGACACGGTAAGTTGGACGATAGGGTATCGGCGCTGTATATCTCTAATTATTTACGGCGGTTAAAGGCAATGGACTTGTTTGCGCCCAAGCCATTGCCACCGCCACAAAAGACGATACTCGACATGATTGCTCAACCGACCAATCCTGTTGACGAAAGGAACATGGGCACCCGTGAGTACACATAAATATTACTATTGCGAGAATGGGGATTGTTCGCATTTTAAGAATATGACACGCAAAGGACGGCGCAAGAATCGGGCAAAATACATACTCTTTGACGGATTCTTGGATGAGAACTCATGGGTTCGTATATCCTGCCCACATTGTAGGACAATGTATCACCTGGGAATAACCACGGAAAAGAATGATAAGGTTGACACGGAGCCCATAAACCCAATAGAATTGTTAAAGTCCATCGGAGCGCCAAAGGAAAAAGATGCAAAATAAGCGCTCCTGTTGGTCTTGCCGTTATGTGTCCATAGCCACCGATGCTATACCGGGTCGGAGCAACCACACCTGTCCTCATTGTGGCATGGAGGCTTATCAGTTCGTTCCATCACAGCTTGACCGTGCCATTGGCTCCCCGTACTTCGTTCATTCAGCGCACCAAGTAATGCGGGTAGGCCGAGAGAGAATCCAACTTCTGTTGGATGGGTATTATAAAAACAATCTCTTGACGGGCAAGGTGGACAAACTAGATGCTTTTATTCCCACTCGATAAATTCACCGAATCACAATCGGTTGATATTAACGAACTCAAAAACGACGACCCCAAACAATTAGCAAAATTCGTGGCCCAATGCGTCACCGATTCCGACCAATGGCGAAATCAATTCTCGGTCATGTCGGACAACTCATCCTGGATTCTTGACGCAAATAAGTACGAAGATTTATACAACGGCCATCTTTATTCTAAACGGAAGAAACTTCCTTACGAATGTAAAGAGGATATTTACGCCGAGGCCGTAGATTTTAATGCCACCCTCCTAACCCAGTTCGAGGTTAAGGACTACGTTCGCAAGACAACCGAGGAGGACCAATCTCTAGACGCCGAGATTATGACAAGGGTGCAAAACTATTGCATGTTAGAACTCAACCACGGGAAAGAGAAGGAAGAGGATATGCTCCGCCTTGCGGGGCAGATGGGTAACGGGATTTACAAGTTCCAGCCAATGATGACCGAATCGGGTGTTGTTTGGCCCGGACACGAGGTTTGCGATACTCGTCAAATTGGTATATCACCACGGGCAACTTCGCCAGATGACGCACTCTACATGTTCCACCGCCGTCCGGTTCCAACCTATGAGTTACAAGAGAAGTTCCCGCAGTTTAAGGACGCCATTAAATCAGACGCCGATGTTTCTGATTCATTCAACACATCCAACAACGATGGCTCGGTTTATATTGACGGGCTTGGCACGGCGGCCTTCCTTGGCATGGGCCGGATGATGAGTTGGCTTACCGGCAAGAATGGACGCCAACAGACAATCTTGACCGAGTTCTATTTCCGTGACCCGACCATCACCGAGCTTAAAAGCATCGAGGACATAACCACCTGGGTTAAGATGAACCCCGGATTTGGGAGCGCCTATTTCCAACCCAAGGTTATTGCTCAGTATGCCAAGCAACTATCGGATAATGGTGGACAGCCGTTGCGGGTGAAGAAGTACCCGTATGGGCGCAAGATATTGACCACCAAGGACATTACTCTCTCTGACGTTCCCAACCCTTATCCGTTCTTTCCTTTCCCAACGTTTAAGTGCTACCGCAGACCCAAGGCGTTCTGGGCCAAGGGCGTCATTGAAAAGATGCGTGAACCGGCCCAGAACATCCAACTGGTGTCCGCCGGACTTGCGGCCAACGCTGACTATCGGTTAAGGCCGACTTACTATCACCAGGGAAATCTTGCCGCCAAGGCCACCAAGGTTCCGACCGAACCAAACGAGATGATTAGCACACCCGGAGAGATTCGTGCAATCCCGGTTCCGCCGGTTCTTCCGCAAGACATGATGGCCTTAATTAACTACCGCGAACAGAAGATGCAGAACACCACCGGGTTACAGCCCATTCTAAGTGGGGCGAACGTCTCAGGTAACTATTCCGGCATCCAGACCAACGCCCTCATTGAACAGGCCCTTGGTAAAGTGGCTCCCAGGTTTAGGGATTTTGTTCGTTGCAAAAAAGCCCTTGGTGGTATGTATCTTTGGTTCCTTCGCAACTACTGTACAGATGAGCGAATGATTGTATTTATGACGGACAGCGAAAAGAAAAACGCCACGGATAAAATTGTTCTTAATCAAGCCCAAGTTGTTGGCAATGCTCCGATAACCGGAAACGATGTTACCAAGGGCGAGTATGAATATGTCGTTGACGAGAACGTAAGTCAGCCAGCGACACCTTCGCAACGCTTCGCACAGATACAGGGCATCTCTAAAATTTTTGCTCCATTCGCTCCGATTGCGGCGGCCCGGATGCAGATTGCGGCGGCTCCGATACCGGACAAGTCAAAGTATATTGACATGTTCGACCAAGCTATTGCCAGCAAGCAAGAACAAGAGATGCAGATGCGAATGATGCAGATGCAACAGACAAATACTCAGATGGAGATTGCTCGTAACGAACGTGAACGTGAACTCGACACCAAGGAAATCTTGGCGGGGGCTAAAGCCCAAGAGGCCATGGCCTGGGTCATTAAGACGCTTACGGATGCGGGTCAAATCATTCCGCCTAACGTTATGGCCGAGCTTAATACGATTGCCCAGACCACACAAGCCGAGAGTTCACAGGCGGCGATTCAGGCGATACCAGCGCCGCCTCCACAAACGCCACAACAAAGATTACCAAATGGATAACATTCAACCAGGAGATGTGGGATATGGAGCTGTTAAGAGTTTCAGTCCAAACCAGAGCGCACTCGCTCCGCCCGATGCTTTGGTTCGACTTATTGCTATGGCTCGGGCCAAATCACCAGAACTGAGTGGCGGAAGCAAAGAGGCGGCGAGTAATGTTACTCAGAACCTTGCAGGGCTTACGCCTATGGCAAGACGAGCCCTAGAGGCCATCCTTATCCGTAACGTTGCGGGTAACGGCATGGCGGATATTGGGGCAAAAGCTATGGTGGATAATACTTATGGCTCACAAGGATTGATGTGATTTAAACGTTAAATCAGGTTCTTTTTATCCGTAAAAAAGAACCGAAGAATAATAGTGGACGGACACAGCTTTTAAATATAAAATTACAGGAGATAAGAAATGCCTGACCAAAATCAGCAACCAGCCGTAACCCCCGCAGAGCCTACTGCACCAGCCACTCCATCAGCGCCATCTAGCGCACCAGCGCCTCCGCCCGACCTGCAAGCCAAACTTACAGAGCTTGAGAATCGGTATAGTGAAAGTCAGCGGATTATTGCAAACGCCGAACAGTTTTTCCAGGCCGACCAAGATAGCCGGGAACGACTTTCAATGTGGCGAGATTCCGTTGAAAAGGGAAGGCCCTACTCTGAAATCCTAGCAGAACGTTCGGGAGCGAAAACGCCCCGAGCTTCAAAGGATGACGGAGCGTTGACGCAGGCTCAGATTGATTCGATTGTGCAACAGAGGCTAGAATCTAGCTTCAGCCCAATCAGCGACCAACTGGCCCAAATCAATGCCGAGCGAGACGCTCAGGCCATCTTGAAGGCGAATCCGTGGGCAACTGAACAGCACCTTGACCAGTTCCAGACCAAGCTAACAGAGATGGTCATGGACCGGGCGCAACAGGAGCTTAAAGCCAACTGGCCCAGGATGACACCAGCGCAAGCCGAAAAGCGTGCGTGGGGTGCCTACGCCGACATGGATGCCAACCTTTTGTTCAACGCAGTAATGCGTGAAGCTAGGGATGAGGCCATCCTCTCAGGGAGACGACAAGCTCCGAAATTGCCGGAAGGCATGACGGACACGGTAAGCACGGGTAAAGACCCGGCGCTTCTGGACAAGGTTCAAAAGGCGCTCAAGGCTTCGGAAGGTAACGGGGACCAAGTTTCCGCTATCATCAAGGAATACGCTCCTCAGTTCGGAGTTAATCCTGACGACCCCAAGAATGTGCTTGAACTCTATAAAAAGTTGACCGCCTAAGAAACGGTCGAGAAAGAGAAAATAAATGGGTGCCACTACGCCTAATGTTAATACGCAGGCATTGCCGGTTATTCCTTCTAAATTTTGGGATAACATCAATACGCTTGCGCCTACGTTGATGAAGTTTGTCAACAAGAATGAGAAACAGGACGGGGGCTTGTATTATGCTCCGAACCGCATTGCTTTGAAGGACACCGGCGGAAGCTGGATTTCTTCGACCAGCAACTCGGCTGTTCTCACGGCTTCTCAGACCTCGGACTTGCTCAATGAGCAATACACTTGGAAATACGTCATCAACGATATGTTGCTGACGCTTGACCAACAGGTCCGGGCTGGTGAATCGCCTTACACCAAAATCACGGCTCTTGAGGCTTCTAAGTACCAAGCCAAACAGCGCCATATTCAGCTTATGTCCACCGGTATTATGACGGGTGATGGTACTTCCAACACCCCGATTGGTTTGCAATCGTTCATCACTCCGACCGATGTGTTCGGCGGTGTGGACCCTGCGAACGACCCGGACTGGACGCCACAGACCTCGACTTCTGCCACGACCTTGAGCGGTCCTTCTATCGTGGAAACGATGATTGACAACGCTTCTTGGTTGAGCAACAAGCCTACCATTGGCCCGACCACTCGTACTCTGTTCTCCCGTTGCAAAGCGATTTGGGGACAGGGCTTGACGTATGAGGCCAAGGATAACGGTCAGGCCACTTACGGTTTGGAGAAAATCTTCATCCGTGGTGGTTTGGGCGGCGGAACGGTCGAACTCTACTGGGACGACTATATGCCCGCCAATAACATGTGGCTGATTGACGACACGGTGGTTCATGTCAAGCAACACTCTTCGAGGTTCATGGAGGTTCATAATCCTGAACGCCCGCAGAGTGGCCTGGACATCATCATGTCCGAAGTCGGGTATGTGTTCTCGGCTCTTATTTTTGGCGCTGAGTTGCGCCGTACTTCTGGCGGATGGACTAACCTCACCGCTTAATTTTAAATGGGGATGGGGGTCTCGTGTGAGGCCCCCAAACTCACTCGGAGGATTAAATGGCGGCTTTGTTAAATCCGGTCATTGTCAATAACGGGTCTCCCTCGCCTTACGGCAAGGGTTCGGCCACGGTTATTGAGGGCGACTTTACGGCCTCGACTTCACAGGCAACCCAGGTTGTCGGTAATTTGAGCGCACAAGATTTGGTGGACATTGTTGTTGTTCAGCCCGTGGCGGGTTGTATTGGCTTTTGCTATGACCGCTCTGGTTCGACTTTCTCTAACGCCGGACAGGGTATTGTCAGCGTGAAGCAAGTTGATGGCGGAACGACTCCTGCGTCCAACATTAAGATTCAAATTCGGGTGTTTCGTAATACCTAATCGGAGGAACTTATGGCTTTGAATATTTCAATCCCTCAACGTTCCTTTGAGCACGGGATGAACGAACAACCGGCAACGTATGGGAGCGATACGATTCCGGCTGGTTCTGCTACTGTTACCATTGACTGTGGTGATTTGACCACTGATTCAATGGTGGACATTTTGCAGAACGAACCGTCTTTCGGTTGTCATGGTCGTCCGTTTGAGGCCAAGTATAATAGCGGCGGGACTTATCAACGGACCAATGGGACCAACGGAACGTTCGTTGTCTCGACCGTTGATGGAGCCAACGCTTCGCAGGACATTACTTTTGATTGGATTGTGTTACCCAAAGGCGCACTTTAATTGGCTCAATTCAATTCGAGTTACACTTTATCGGATGTTCAGCAGGAGGTTATCCAACTAACGAAGGAGCCACAACCGCTTAACCCGGTATTTGCCACATTGGCAAACGTAACGGTGTATGCGAACGAGGCCCAGTTAAAGATAAACTCTCGGACGTTGTGTAGGATTAAGTCCAATCTGCCGAACAATTATAACCAAGACCCAACCATGAACACGGTATCGGGTCAGAGGTTATACGCTTTGCCGGATGATTTTATGTCAATGGTAAAGCTATCGGTGAACAGGATTAGGATTGGTCCGGCAAAGTTCGATGACTTTGCGGATAACGTCCAATGGTGGAAGTTGCCTGGGTTTCCGACCGGATATTATTTTGAGAGGGATGCGACCAGCAACACGCTTTATTTTGGTCTGTTTCCAACGCCTCTTAACGTTTATCCAATAGGCCTAATTTACGTTCCACAGCCGATTAAAATGTCGGCGGCAACGGATGTGGTTGACCTAGACCCCCGGCTTTGTCCGGCGGTAGTGAAGTACGTTTGTTGGAAGATTATGGAATATCGCCGTGAAGAATCACGGGCGAACTATTGGAGGGGGCAGTACGAGGAAGAAATCGCTCAATATGAGGCGGCTCCCCAAGAAACAGCTGAACCGATGCCGTTCAACAATACGCCCGTACCTAGTGATTAAGGGAGAATGAAATGAATAAGTATGGAACAGTTTTTCAGGCCGGAACGTTCACGGCAAGCGCCGACGGTTCTGTGATTGTTTTTGACAACGACAACCGTTGGGATGCGGACGAGGTTGACCTGACCGTTGGCGTTCTCCAAGGTGCCGGGGCTTATGTTCGTGTTGGCTATGGAGCCAACGCCAACAACCCGATGGTCTATCAAGCGGATGCAGTTACACAGATGCCTATTCGATTGAAAAATGTTGGAGCTTCCAATAAGAACCAAGAACCCCTGACAATCGCCTATAAGGGAACTTCTATTGACGTTGCCTATAACATCGGTGCTCACATTGTTAAGCAAGAACAGAAGAAGTGGATTGAGACGACAAGCAACGGAGGATTCTCTGCTAGGACCGGTGCTTCTGCTTTGTCTTTTGGTGGGGCCATTTATCTTCTTGGTGGGTATGATGGAAACGCTTCGAGTGATGTTTGGCAATCTCTCGATAATGGAGTTACTTGGTCTCAAATTTCCCAGACCCCGTTTCTGGCTCGTCAACACGCAATGGTTTGGGCAACGGCTTCTAAAATGTATATCATGGGTGGAGATGACGGTTCTAACACACTTAACGATATTTGGTCATCGGGTGACGGAATTACCTGGACGCTTGAAACCGGCGGAGCGGCTTGGTCTGCCAGGGCCGGGGCTTGTTTGGTTTATTTGAACGGAAGCTATTATCTTTATGGCGGAACCTCTGACGGTAGTGCCACCCTTAACGATGTTTGGTCCTCAACCGATTTGGTTACTTGGACGTTAGTAACAAACGCCGCTACTTGGACCTCTAGGGCTTATGCCGGGTGTTATTCACTCAACGGTAGAATGTGGCTCATTGGTGGAATTCATTCGGTTGGAGTTGCGAATACCAACAAGAACGAAACCTGGTTTTCTGCTGATGGCGAAACCTGGACCTTGGCATCAACCACCGGGAATACAATATATTCTAAACGCTCAATGTTTGGTGCATTCCCCGTAAATAAAAATTTCCAAGCGTATATTTTTGGTGGAGACGGCGTAACCGGAAGTATAGAAACGGCCTATATTTCTATGGATTCTGAATCTTGGTCACTCGAAAATTCAAGTGTTTCTTTTGGCCCGAGGGAGGAGTTTGCGTCTTGTATCCACAACGGCTCTTTATGGATGATTGGTGGGACAGATGGCAACACATCTTTCGCTGACGTTTGGAGAACCAACGTTCCCGTTGTATGAGCGAACCAAGTATATCCACCCAAACTTTGCCGGTAATCCCGGCGCTTAAAAGGAGAAGGCAGATGAATTTCATTAAAGGCGCAATCAAACATCCCGGAGCCATGACCGCCGCCGCCAAGCGAGAAGGCGTGAGTAATGCCGAATATGAGCAAGAACATAAGCACGATTCTGGAACGGCTGGAAAAAGAGCTAGACTTGCTTTGGTTTTGAAGAACCTTCACCACGGAAAACACTCTGTCCCGTCAACCGCTATGGGTAAATTGCACAAGGCAAAACACTCTAGCAAGATGTACTAAGGAGCTTCGGCTCCATGCCAAGAACCCAATACACAGAACAACCAGACCTATCGGGTGGGTTTAATCCATCTACGGACCCGCTAAAAACACGTCCGAATGAATGGATTGTTTGTAGTAATGCCCTGGTGTCTAAGCCCGCTGGGGACGCCTCGGGTATTTCTACTAATGTTGGCTCGGCAATATCACGCCCACCGATGCGTACTCCGCCCGATGCAAGCGTTCCGACATTCGGTTATCCTCAAGCCGTTCCTTCTCGTTTTTTTGTTGCAAGACTTGACAACTCAGAAACGTGGGTCTTTGGTGGCGGGTCTAATCAATCCCCGTCATTCGCTACGCCAATATCGCAGGGTAACGCCTCGATTGAATTCGACGGAACGGTTGCGTTATCCACACAGACGTTCCTTGGCGTGTTTACTATTGCATCTCCGATTGACATTACCAATGTTTACAACGACCCCGATTGGACATTGCTGGTCGATGATACTATTGCCACGTTTAGCGGGACTGCGCACCTAACGGTTTATCTTGAGAACTCCAATGGTCAGAACGCTCAGTATGGATACGACTTTAACTCTGGTACGACACCCACACCCGCACAACCGTTACCGTTGGCCTATGTAACGGAAACCGGTTCTTTTGACCCGACTACGGTTACATCGGTTCGCATTGAGTTCTATACCGATACCGGCGATTCACTAGACCTTAAACTAGCGGACCTTCGGTTTGAGAGCGCAACCACCAACGGAATTATTTCTTCCGCCTCTTCTTTCGGACAAGGAACAACGGCTTCGTCCTCGACTGGCGCTATCATCACCAACCTTGAGGGAACCTGCGTTTTGGCCGTATCGCAGGACGCCCTATTACTAGGGCTTTATCCATTGTCATACTGGATTAAACTTAGGACAGGATTGACGTATCAACAAATCATTGGAGGGTCACATCCGATTGATGGGACCAGGGTTTACTTTGCTCAGTTCCCGAACGCATCAGACCCATCTAAATACATTATGGGTATATCGGATGGCGTTGACTTTTGCTTTACTTACGACCCCAACGCTCCGCTTGGCGCACAGTTCGATTTTCTGTCTCCCCCAACCAATGCTATCCAGACAATAACACCCAACGCCTTTGCGGCCTCCGGTGCGTATAAGTTGGTGTGGAACGGTCAAACAACGGCGTCTATCGCTTTTGACGCCACGGAGAGCCAGATTCAGACGGCCCTATCCAACCTATCGAATATAGGCTTTGGCAATGTTCGTGTAACTGGAAACCTTGCCAACCAGAGCGCCGGTGGGCCTGTTGGATATGACGTTGAGTTTATCGGAACCCTGGCCGGTCAACCGGCTTCGGCGTTCACTATTAGCAATAACACCCTCAAGGACATTAACGGAGCCAATATATCCGTGAATATATCCTCGCCTCAGAGCGGAGAGACTATCAATGGCGTTCCTGTTTCCGGGTCTTGGTGCTATTCAATAAACGGAGAACTCACAACGCCATTGGCTTATAATTCTACGGCGGCTCAAATCCAGACAGCCCTAGAGAACTTATCTAGCGTTGGTTCTGGCAACGTTACCGTTGAGACTGACCTAACTCCGGTCATTAAAATAACGTTCAGCGGGTCAACAAGTGGCAATCTTTACGGGCTGTTACAGGTTGCGAATAATACCCTAAAAGACGCACAGGGCAACCAAGTGTTCATCAATACCACCGGAACACAGGCCGGGGCCGTTGGTTACTCTGGGGCTGTTTGGGACACCTATTTCTCGGGAAGTCCAACAGGATTAACGGGCGATGACATATTCGTTAAAATCAACACCACCACCGCTGGCGCAAGCTCTTATAATGCGAACGTTTCTCAGGTTGAAACGGTTGTTGGCGCAACAGCCTTTGGGGCCGTTACTGTTACTGATTCGGCTGGCACACTTCCTTGGGAGGATATGTGCGGTGGCTCTTTGCCAACCATTCGGTTTACCTGGACAGGAATTCACGCCACACCAATTACTGGATTGTCTTATGGCGCTTCTACTGTTTTCAGGAACGGTGCCGGAAATCCAATCAATCTTGCGTTGTTTAATTGGACCGAGGTAACACCCGATAGCCAACAGACCAATTTCTTTACGGACCAAATTCAGACTTCAACGTTCTCCATCTACCCCGTCCAAACTTGGAGATATGTTGAGACCTATAAAAACATGATGACCCTTTGTGGGTCAAACACTTTGCCGATGACGCTTAGGCCATCGGCCATTGATAATTTCACCGATTTCAACGTTACAGGCCTTAACGATGTTACCCTCAATGGTGTTCCTGGCGAACGGCTGACTGGCGCTTATGACATGGACGATTACCTACTCATAAGCACAAACCTAAACATCTGGAATCTTTACGGGTCTAATTCAGATTCAACCACAGGGGATTTCACGGTTCGTAAATCTAAGAGCCTTGTTGGGTGTATTGAGAAGGGCGCCGGGGTTCGTGTTGGACCAGGTTTCTACTTCTACTCTGGTGAGGACTTCTATGTTTACGACGGAGTGCAATCCAAGTCGTTGACCAATGGGAAGATGAACCAGATTGCGGGACAAGTTCCAGCAACTTATAAGAGGGCTGTTACGGTTGAGTTTGACCTACAGCGCAATCTACTTGTTTGGCAACTACCGCAACAGAACGGTTCGACTATCTATTGGATTTCTCTGTGCCTATCTCTCGACAATGGGGCGTGGGGGGTTATTGGAGATACCGGAATATTGTTATCTCAGGTTACAAACACAACCGGGTCCATCGGATTTACCACCAATGGAACCCTGGGGAACGTCTATTGTGGCGTTGGCCTCGATAGTGATGGCTCCGACATTCGTCCTGTGTTCTTCCAGTTTGGGGAAGAGGCGCTTGAATGGGACCCTCCGGCGGATACATCATCGGCTTTTGGTGACAACCTATCTCTAGTTACGGCCTTTAACTTTTGCAAGTCTCCTCATATTACCAAGGACTTTATGAGGATGATTCTAACCGTTCGCAATCTTAACCCGGTTATATGGAATCCTGGATTTATGTTCTTGTTCGGAGAGTTCGGAACAGCCAACGGAGAATTAAAATTTCCAAGAGGAATTACAACTGATTCGTCTGGTAACACATACGTTGTGGATACATCAAACAATCGAGTCCAGATATTTGATTCAACCGGAACTTACGTTTCTAAGTTTGGCTCATCCGGTACTGGCAACGGACAATTTACAGGTCCAACCGGAATTGCTTTGGATGGCTCTGGTAATATCTATGTAGTTGATTCAAGCAACAACAGGGTTCAGAAATTCGATTCTACTGGGGCCTATGTAAGTCAATTCGGTTCACTCGGTTCTGGTAACGGACAATTCCACAATCCCAACGGCATTACTTTTGACGCTTCTGGAAACATCTACGTTACGGACGGACTAAACCATAGGTTCCAAAAGTTCAACTCATCTGGTACATACGTTAGTCAATTCGGCACTTCCGGAACGGGCAACGGTCAATTCAATAATCCATACGGGATTGTCATTGATTCAAATGGGTATATCTACGTTACAGATACAACACTTAACAGGGTTCAGAAATTTACAAGCGGTGGTGTTTACGTTTCTCAATGGGGTTCAACCGGAACGGGTGATGGACAATTTACAACCGCCTCTGGAATTGCCATTGATTTAAATAACTACCTTTACGTTGTTGACCTTATGAACGCCCGGATACAGGTTTTTGATGTTAACGGAAAATATCTTGGTCAGTGGGGGACTAATGGTTCTGCGCCAGGTCAGTTCTCGTTACCAACAAATGTGACAATAAATTCAAGCGGAAACGTCATTGTTGCCGATACTGGCAACAGCCGAATTGAGGTCTTTTCTAACGCAAATCCATACATATCGTTGTTCTTGTTTTCCGATGGGGATATAAGTACAATAAGGCAGTACATTACTAATCTCACGCCTTCTAATGGCAAGATAGACGTACTGCTTAATGGCGTTGTTGGTGAATCTATCGCCGTTGGTATCCTCAGCAATATCGGAAGCGAAGATACGGCTCCAATCGAAATCTCGGGCTATCTCGTTTACTGGCAAGCGGTTGAGGACCTATGATAGATTCTTCGATAATCAATCAAAATCAATTCCAAAGTTATCTTGGTCCTTACGCTAAGGATATTCTTGGTGGCAATCCTGCGTTACAAGCTCAATACGGAGCATACACAAAAGCATACAATAGCCTATCGCCATCCGAGGCGGCGGCACTCGGGTCTTATGACATTCAGACGGGAAACGAAAAGAACCAAGCGCTGGGTTCTTTAAACGCTCGTGGCCTGGGGAGGTCGTTAATGGGGAACCTCGGGCCAACCGGGCCTTCGCCTGTTTCTGGATACGGTAGCGGTGCGTTGACCAATCTTGCGGCGTCTAGGCTGTCTGGACGTAACGCACTCAGCCAAGGATATTCAAACGAGGCAGATGCACTCAACCAGGGATTGATTGGCTCGGCTTATGGTGCGTCTAACTTTTATCAACAACTAGCCATGCAAAAGAAGGCTCTCGAAGCACAGAAGAACCAATCCGGTATTGACCTGGGCGGTATTATTGGCACAGGAATAAGTTTGGCGAGTATCCTATGATTCCATCTTTTAACGTTGGCGGAACGAGAAACATTCAGGGTGCGGCTTATCAGCAAGCCTATCCTGGCATTACTGCGTCCAATGACCAACGGAGTGCATTGGCCCAACTGGCCCTTGCGAGAATGGCCGCAAGCCAGAACTTTACTCAACAAGGCTTAGACCTCCAAAGACAGCAACAGGAACTTGGACTAAAACAATCTCAACCGGACATATTGAGTTACGCCTCGCTTATTCCTTCTGGCATATCGGCGTTCAATGGGTTTAGGACCAACCACCCCGGAATGTTCGGGGACACAAACTATGCGTTGCCGGTCCCATTGCCACAGATTAACTTAACCACGCCCGATATTCCGTACAAGTATTAAGGAGACATTGGATGGACTTCGCAAACCGTAGCGGCCTAGAAATGCTAAACAATGCGTTGCTTAACTTTGGCAACACCCAAAGACAGCAACAGCAATTAAACGTTGGTAATGCTCGGGCTAACCAAGAACTTGCGTTGCAACAGTTGGCGGGGGCCCGTCAGCAAAAGCAGATGGAATTTGGCATGAGCCAGGCTTTGTCAGATAGGGCAAAACAGGATTTTGCCACGGCGGTCCAAGCTCGTGCGTCTCTTAACGGGTTCAACATAAGCCCACAAACAGTTACATATCTTCTTGAAAGTGGTGGCAATACTCAGGGGCTTCCTCCGGGAATGGCGCAACAGGCGGCGGGTATATTGGATGCGGCACGTTCGGCGTATGCTACCCTTCCCAAGGGCGAGAGAGCCAAACTTCCTTCGTCTTATACTTACTACTATGGACAAGGAGCTACACCGTCTAATGCCGGTGGGCCGCAAAAACAACCGGGATATGCTCCCGAGGATTTAAAGGACCTTGAGAAGGCCAACCTTTATAACTCAGCGTTGTCTCAAGAGATTGGTTCTGCTCAAGCGCAAAATAGACAAACCGGCGGTGGAACGGGCGTTTATCAACCGTCTGTTCCTGGATTGCAACCATACACCACCAGAACCCCGTTGCCAACCCCAACTCCGCCAATTAACCCGGCGGCTCCGGTTGGAACGGGTGCATTAGTCGAAATGCGTAGAAACCAAATCAAGGATATTGTTCGCAAGTCTTTTGACCAAAACAACATTCCTTATACCGATGGAGACTTGGCCTCTGCCGCCGATAGTATCTTGAATCCGGCGGTCCCACAGGTAACGCCTAGGCCGAGGTAATTATGGCCGACCCGTTTAGTTTAAAACCGGTAAAACAGAAACAGGCCTTTTCCGCAAAAGGCTCGTTATCGTTTGCGCCCAAGGTCCACGGTGTCAATAAGTTACCAAAAGTAACCAGTCCGGCATTAGAAACAGAACCCTCCAATCTTGAGAAAGCCCTGGACGTACTGAATAAGCCTGGGGCGATTGAACGTCAGATTGCTATTAACTCTATCCAAGGCGACCCGTGGGACAAGGGTGTCTCGGATATTGCTGGATGGAACCCAAACCAAGGCGTTCTAAGAAACCTAAATAATCTTGTATCAGCCAACCCAACATATCAACCAACCGGAGGAGATGTTATCCAAGCCTTGCGTGGCGGAAAAGCACCCGAGACAACGCTTGGCAAGGTTGGTCAAGGGGTTGCCGGGTTTGTGGCCGATGTATTGAACCCGGCAGACCCGCTTAATTGGGTTGGTGTTGGTGAGGCGACCAAGGCCGGTAAGGCCGCACAGATGCTTGGTAAAGCCAAAGACCTCATTCCGGCCTTAGAGGCGGGAGAAAGGTCAATCCTGTCGGCAAGAGTTCCTTTTACCAAGACAATCTTACACGTTTCCCCCGAGGTTAGTGCTGGTGCTGGAAAGATACTTGGTGGAATTGGTCAGACAATTAAAGCCGTTCCTGGCGTTGGTAAACTGGCCGAGGCTTTCAAACCCACACTCAACGTTCTCAAGGGATACGGCAATAAGGCAATATCTACTGCCAAGGGCATTGTTGGTGGTTATGGTGGGACAAAATTAGAGGGCAATCTAAATAAGCTGTTTTCGGATGCTGTTAGTGAGGTTGGCAATTTAGAAAAAATAAACAAACCAATGGCCGATTACTATAAAGGCCAAGGCGTTGCCAAGCCCGAAGATATTGTCAACCGTGAGATTTTCCGTGGCCTTGAGAAGTCTCGTGGTCTGGATGAGACCAGGGCCGCAAGAGACAAGATATTCAAAGAACCGGCCATACAACGTGTTATCAATAGCGTTCCCAAGGCTGGACCAACAACCGACAAAATTCAAAATATAGTAGATATACTAAAACCCGTCTATAAAGGCATTTTGGAGAAACAGAAGAACGCCGGGATACAGGTCTCTAAACTAGCAGACTACGTTCCTCACTATCTATCGGTTGCTGGAAAAAAGAGCTTAGAGGATTTAGGAATACCGCTTGAACACGGGTCAAGAACGGCGTCTAAAGAGTTCACGCTTGAAGAGGCCAACGCAATATCTAAGGACCCCGAGGCGAGGGCCAAGCTCTATGCTGGTGTCATTGGTACGGGTGCTTTAAAGAAGGAGCCGAGGATACTAGACTTCCTTAAAAAGGCGGACCCCAAAGGTGCGGACTTCTATAGCTTCGATGCCCTTACCAACTTTGGCCGTCACCTAGAGACCGGCTCTAAGGCTGTTGGTGTTGCCGATGCCCTAAAGGACATTCTCTCCAATCCAGACCTTGCCCGTGAATCGCTGGACAAGTGGGCCGGTAGCCAGGGTGCTTTTGAGAGGAATGTTGTTCCGGTTGATATACCAGAGCGGTTTTCTGGTGTCCTTAAAAAGACAGCCGATGAGAAGGCAACCAAGCGTGTATGGGTCCCTGCCGATACCGCCAAAGAGTTCCGTAACTTCCTTGGCATATTTACCGATGCACAGAAGGCGCAGATGGCCTTGGGTGCGGTTGATTCTTCGTGGCGTACCCTGACCGGTATCTATAAGAAACTAACCCTACTAACGCCACTTGGCGGATTGCACACCATGTTCCGTGATGCCATCGGAAACCACATGCAATCCTATCTTGCTGGGGCGTGGAGTAAAGAGGGTAATGCCATAGCCGCCAAGTTGCAGTTGGCCCTAACGAGAGCCGGTGATAGTCCCGAGCGGTTCGCACAAGAGGCATCCAAACTCGGCGTTGCTAACGGCCTGGACTTGGCCCATGAGTTCCAGGTTATGCGAGATGCCAACCTGCTAAATGAGGGGTTCACCAAGTCTTTGTTTGGGGCCGAACATTTTAACAAACTTGAAAAAGGTATTGGGATGCAGAAGATAGCCCAAGCCAGGGAAATAAGTGAGAACTTCTCTCGCATACAGCACTACATTACCAGACGGTTGCAAGGGTGGAATGAAGAAGGTGCACTCAAAGACACTCGTAAGGTTCTATATGATTACGTCAACGGCATATCTCCGTTTGAGCGCAAGGCCCAAAATATATTCCCATGGTACACATGGAGCCGGTTTAATATCCCGATGATGATTGAGACGGCACTAAAGAATCCAGGAAAGTTCTCCGAGTTCTATCGGGCCAAGACAAACATTGAAAGCCAACAAAATAATAAGCCCGATGAACGTGCGTTGGATGAATACATCAAGGGCGACCCACACATTCGCCTATGGCAAGACCCTAAGAGTGGTAAGTGGACTTATGTGCGTCTAAAAGGATTCTTGCCGCAGGGTGACCTTGAGGATGTTACAAGCCTTACCAAGTTTGGTGAGTTACTACAATCGAGCTTAACGCCTTATCTCAAGGTTCCGCTAGAGAACACTTTCAACACTAGCCTGTTCTTTAAGAACGCCGGTGGGGGCGGTTCACAAATTGAGCAATATCCTGGTGAGACTGGACAATTCCTTGGACAACCAGTTACCAAGAAGAACATAAATATCCTAAAGAACATTCGCCCGTTAAACGAGGTTAACCGTCTCATCGGCGGAAGTGGACAAGCAACCCTTAATCCTGGTGAATACGGTCTATCCCAGGCCGGTCTATCTCTGGTCCCGGTGGATATGTCCAAGTCTGTAGAGAACGCCCGGTACGCCTATACCAAACAACTTGCTAACCTTAAAATGGCTAAACGGCGTCAAGAGAATAAAGGTAAACCAACAGCCGAAATTGACTCATTGATTCGTTCGTTGGGAGAGAAGTCGTTCACACCAGGAGGACAGCATGCCGCTCATTAAATCAGGAAGCCAAGAGGCATTTAAATCCAACGTAGCCGAGATGGTTAAAGCGGGTCATCCTCAGAAACAAGCCTTAGCGGCGGCATATTCAAACCAGCGTAAATATTCGGCTCTCACTAGCCTTAGAAAAAACAAAGGTAAAAAATAATGGCCGGAGGCTATAAACAGCTTATAAATGCCACAATCCCGCCTGTGGAACAAGGCGATTTTAATAAACACAGGCAAGATATTTATGCTACACTAAATACGTTTGCGGCACCTTCTCTTTTCGGTACAGCAACCTTGGCATCGGGACAAGCCATTGTCTCTCATCCAAAATGCACAGCCTCCTCGAACATCATAGCGACCGCCCAGGATGATAACTCAACGGGCTCTATCCGTGTCATCCCAATAGACGGTTCATTCACAATAAAATCATCAAACCCATCCGACCACGGAGTAGTTGCGTGGTGGTTGTGGCCGTAAGGAGAGGTCATGCGTTTTAAATTGATTCTTGGATTACTTCTGTTCGGTATTACGTCTGGCGTAATGGCGCAGGCCGATACTCCAACGAATACCGCCACCAATACATCAACCAACACGGCTACTAGCACATTCACCAACACCAGAACCAATACCGCCACAGCAACAGCCACGAATACAGCCACAATTACATTTACAAACACTGCTACGAACACCGCCACTAAAACAGCTACCAATACAGCGACAAATACCAGAACGAATACGGCCACCTATACAGCTACCAACACCAAGACGTTCACCGGAACGCCCACGCTTACGGCCACGAACACGCCGACCAATACGTTCACTCCAACCAAGACGGCTACGCCAACGTTTACTAATACTCGCACCAACACAGCCACCAATACCGCTACGAATACTGCCACCAGAACATTCACGCCAACCAACACCAATACGTTTACGCCAATTAATACTTTCACTCCGACAAATACCCCGACCATCACGGCTACGCCAACCGTTACTCCGATTCCAACCAATCCCGGTTGGGCGCTTGAGGCTACGTTAAAACAGGTGTTGTCATCTATCCAAGCGATTGCCACGCCAATTCCAACGGTTCAAATCCAGGCCACGGTTGTGTTCTCTCCTGGAACGGCGTTCGTGGATAATGGTCAGTTACCGACCACGCAGACAGCCATCTATACGGCTCCCGTTAGCACCGTGGCGGAAATCAATCTTTTGGCGATTCAGATTACAGGAGCAACCGCCCCGCAAACGGTTACGGTTTATTTACACCCCAGCGGTGGTACGGCCAGACCGATTTGGAATGGCGTCTTAGCGGCTGTTGGGTCAAACACATATCCGATTGACTTCCCAATACGTCTGAATGACGGTGATGCCATTGAAGCCAAAACCACAACCGGCTCTGACGTTGACTATACAATTAGTGGGCAAGAGATTCCTTAACCCCAACTTAGGATAGCAACAATGAGAAAAACAATTATTGCTTTTCTTTTGTTGCTATCCACCCCCTGCTTTTCTCAAGTAACCGCCGTTCATTCCATTGGTAATTACACCACCACCAACACAAATATATTGGTTGGTCCTGGCGTTGCTACCACGATGCCAACGATTGCTCCAACACCGCAACTCTGGAACTGGTATAGACCAACGCCCTATCCAACCCCCGGCAACGACCCAATGCGTGAGCAGGTTTATTGGACGGGGTTCGATTATCCAAACGATATTCTAACCGGCGTTGCTCGTGGTCAGGGTGGAACTGCACCCGTGTCTCATACCACATCGGCTTATTGGCTTTTGCGCTTGGCCGCTAATACAGATACACCCACGCCAGGGATAACCAATACAGCAACCAATACTAGGACCAACACCCCCACCAACACGGCAACGATAACTTATACCAATACAGCAACCGGCACTCCAACTAATACGTCAACGCCAACAAACACGCCCATTATTTCTGGTGGTTTCGGTGCGTTTAGCGACCATAACAAGACACCCACAAGTACGCCAACTTGGTATGCCCTTAGAGACGCCGCCCACCCGGAGGGCGAGGATATTGCAGACCAGAATAAGAACGTTGAATGGATTGGTGGCAAGAACTCGGCCTCCGGGTTAATGAGGGGTGCGGTCATAGACAATGGCGATTTTGGGCTTTACACGCACATTACGAATCCGGCTTTTTCTTTGACCACGCCGGTTACATTGGTTCAGCCGGTTACGGTGCTATATAGCGCCACCCCATCCGTCAATGCTTTGGTGGTTGATGCTTTTGGAAATACTATCACAAGCACCGGACACATGCTCAATGTTATAGACCAACCAGCCCTGACTCCGCTCAATTCAATCAATAATGCCTTACTGGCGGCGACACCAACGGTTCAGGTGGGGGCTTTTCAAAAAGGCTCTTGGACGGTTCACGAAGATGGGACGCAAGTTCCAATTGCATTTACTCCGTTTCCAACAGCAACACCAACGTTTACACCGATTTATACCGTTGTTAGTGGAACCATTAGTAATACAACGCCAGTGGTGGCTTATCCCACAGTTACAGGAAAGGTTCATTATGTCGTTCGTGCAGAATTTTACAATACATCGTCCAACACAACGACTTTTGGACTAACAACACAAACAACCCCCATTGCTCCGAATCTTTTGCTTTTTCAAGGTGGTGCGGTTATTAAAGATTATTCACCCGTCATTTCATGGTATCAATCCAATAGTTCTGGGGATATTTCAGTAACACAAAGCGCAAGTGGAAGTGTAAATTATAAATTGTGGGTCGTGGACCAATGAAAAAACTCGCACCACTTTTTTTGTTATTGCTTTTCGCTCCGGGGCTCGATAACGCTTCAAGTGTAAACCCAGGAACACCGCCAGCCGCCCAATCAGTCACAAATGTTTCTGTCACATCAGCCAATGGGTTTACTGGAAGTGTTGGCAACCCAACCTCAAATGCGTCAATAACACTCACCACATCCATAAACTCTCCGGTTCTTGCGGGGGATGGAACTGCCATAACCGCCGCCACGACCACCGGAAGCGGAACCACCGTTGTTTTGAGCAATAGTGCCACGCTTGTTACGCCAAGGTTGGGTACACCGGCCAGTGGAACTTTAACAAATTGCACCGGATTACCAGAGGCCGGGTTGTCTCTTTCCGGCGGGAATACAACAAACGATGTTTCTTCTACGGTTCACGGTTTTGCGCCGACTGGTTCTAATTTAACAATACCCAACTGTTCTTTAATTGGAAAAAGTTTGGGGTCCGGAACATCTGTCGCCATAACCATTTCGGGTTCAACCGCCACAGTTACACACAATACTCACGGATATGCCATAAATGATATTATTGTTATAGCCGGGTCCACTGCGGCCACAATAGGAAATTTAAATCAGTTACACGCAATTTTAAGCACCACAACAAATACATATACATTCACGACAACGGCCTCTGGTTCAGTTACCTCTCCCAAGGAGAGTTTTTGGTTTTCGGGAACAAGAAGCTTGAATCCAACGCTCGTTCAAAATGTAACCAGAGCATCCACGGGTAATGTAGTTACAACATTTTTGAGTACACAATCTGATGCGTTTTACGGTATATATGCCTTTGGACAAACATCGGGGAGTAATCTTTATGTTTCTGGTTTATCCGGAACATTAGTAACCACAACAGCGTGTGGATTTTTATTTCAAAATGTTGGTGGTGCAAGTACAGACCCAACCGCTTATTTGATTTTACAATTTATGGGGATTATTTAGGTCGGTTATGTTTAAAAATTGGAGAAAGTATATGACACGTAAAACAGACGAACACCAGAAGGAGATTTACAAGCAAGCCGTTAAGGAATTGATTAACGACTATGTTCAAAAGTGGGGATGGTTTTCTATCACAACCATGGCACTTCTTTTGGTGAGCGCTCTCATTTACTTCATTCTTAATCATATCGGATGGGTCCACGTGGGTTCAATCCAGATGATGCACGAGAGACACAATGGCTAAATTTCTGGAAGAATTTAGAAAGAGGCGAAAAAGAACAGAATTTGATATGTACGGAACTTTTTCCGAGAACGGAGATTTGTTATATAAAATTTGTTATGAATGTAAACAAATAAAACCAACAATGGATTTTTATAGTGCTAAAAACAAAAAACATGGTCTCGCTGATAAATGTCGTTCTTGTATAAGAATTTATAAAAGCCAAGCGATTAAAATTGCATATTCAAAAAATCCTAAGTTTTTTACTAACAAAACAAAACTTTGGAGAATTAAAAATCCAGAAAAACACAAAAAACAAACAAAACAATCTAAATGGAAATATCAAAAAATAAAAAATCTAGATGGTAGTTGGTTTAGATTAAATAATTACCTTGATTTTCTAAAAATTCAAAACGGAAAATGTGCTATTTGCGGTATTGTTTTTTTTAAAGACAGCATTAGTTATCCGGCAGACCACTGTCATAAATATGGTTTTGTTCGTGGAATTTTATGCGATTCTTGCAACCGTGGTCTTGGACAATTTAGAGATGATATAAATATATTGAAGTCTGCAATTTTATATTTAGAGGAATTTTATGGCAAAATACATAAGAATCAAAAATCATAAAGGACAATCATTTATATTATTTTCTGGTATGTACGGCGTGTATCGGCAAGTTGTTGAGAAGTGCAAAGAGGCCAATGTCCCGATTGACATTATCTATGGATGGCGTGGCAAAGAAGCCCAAGATAACTTCTGTGCCAATGGTTTATCTAACGCCAAGTTCGGTTCATCCCCGCATAATTACGGTCTAGCTTTTGACTATTGGCCCCTAGATAAACAAGGTCAGTTCATGCGAGACACGGATATTAGTGATTATATATGGGATAAAATCGGTTTAATTGTCGAGGACTGTGGGCTACAATGGGGCGGAAGATTTAAGGCGATTGTAGATAAGGACCATGCCGAGAATAAAGACTGGCGGGAGTTGGTTGCCAATGGGACTGTCTGTTTATTTAAAGAATCTCCTAGTCAAGATGACATTGAGGATGTTTAACCTCTGAGGTTCCTTCCTCTATTCCTCATCCTGCCATCGCTCGGTTGGTGTCCCCCTCAACGACCAGATGCGTTTGACTTGCATTATGCCAGAACGCTCAAGTTGTTTGCCCATTACCAGCCCGAAGCAAATAGCCAACAGGTTCTGGATTTCTGCAAGGGTACGTTCTATGGGTGCCGTGGCAATTATTCGGTTTTACCAATATTGTCAGCCATTAGTTGTATGGAAGGTGGATTTAAGACAAAGCGAAGCCTTGGCTGGATGGGTGGGCATAAGTTAACCATATTGGCTGGTAGCCGTGTCCTGGATGGCAACGGTGTTCACGATTGGAAATGGCTAAAGCGTAATCCGGTACATGTTAATGCCTGTCTATCCGCTCAATTTTGCAAGTTATACCGCATTTATGGTAGGGAAAAGGCAATAAGGTCCTGGAACAAAGGCCTCAAATGGCGTTGTAAAACAGCCGGAAAGTATTATAATGGCGTGGAGAAGCTGGTAAAAGAATATAACGGAGGTAGTGATGAACGTTAAGAATGTTTTGACAGCGATTTTGGCTATGCTAGAAGCGGCCAATGCGGGGCTCAATTTTGTTCCGTGGCATGGTGTGTTCGGTTCGTTGGCACTTATTGTTCGGGCGATTGTGGATGCTTTTTTCCCGAATCAGTCAAATGTCCCGAGCAATTAAGCGGGTCATTGCCTTAACAGCACTCGTCCTTTTGGGCGGGTGCTTTCCGGCAACCTATTATTATCAGAACTCAACCTTTTTAACACAGGCTTCGTTGGTCGGCGTTCCTTGGCCTTCGTTGACACCCAAGCCCGTAATCACGCCTATAGCAACCCCTTCCCACTAATCTTTTTCTTCACCCAATCCGGCGTTCTCTTATAGTGCTTATTTGCAAACTCTTCGCCGTATTCGTTCTTGAGTTGATGCCATAGCCAACCCCTCTTATATCCTTTGGACTTTCTAATCTTCTTTAATTGTTTAATCCTTAACGCCACCATTTTCTCGGGCGTAATCTCTTCTAGATTTCCTTCCTTGGTCTCGAACTTCTTTAGCTTGACTTCGTTCTTTTCACCACAGTTAGGACACGAGCCGGAATAGAAAACGCAAAAGCACTTCTCGCACATGGTAACGGACTTTGGCTTCTCTTCTCTTGCCGCATTGGTAAGATTGACCTCACGCTCATCGGTCAAGAACCCGTGGCGTAGGCAGTTGGATGAGTGGTCAAGTAGGATGAAGTCTGACTTACCGGGATAAGGTCTTGTGCCCCTACCGAGTTGTTGCACGAATAGAATCTCAGACTTCGTTGGTCTTGCCATGATAAGACAGGACACCCAAGGCATATCAACGCCAAGGCCCAAGATGCCAACGTTCACGATTATTTTAGTCTCGCCAGTTTCCGACCTTTCGAGTATCTCTTGCCTCTCTTTGTCCGGCGTGTTGGCGTCCATGTGTTCTGCCTTGACGCCTTTTGCATTAAACGCTTGGCAGATGTTCTTTGAGTGGTGGACAGATACCGCAAAACAAATCGTAGGTCGTCCTCCTCCAAGTATGAGCCAATTCGCAACAATGTCACCAATAAGTCCTCCCTCATCTATGCGTTCCTCCAATTCTTTATTTGCATAATCACCGTTGACGGTCTTAATGCCCTTTAGATTGGGCAAGGATGGGGCAAAATAGCGGGGTGGTACTAGATACCCCTGTTCTATCAGTTCTGCCGTGGATATGGGCCGTATAACGTGCTGTGAGCCCATTGGGCCGTAGGGGGTGGCCGTGACCGATAATACGCTGGCGTGGGCATACTTGCCAAGAAACTCACCATAGCCCTTGGACGTTGCTAGGTGGGCCTCGTCTATTACTATTAGGTCTGCCTTGGGGGTTAGTGACCGGCTAATGAGAGTATCAATGGAGCAGACCTGGATAGGCTGATTAAGCCTCTGTCTCCAATGACCGGCCATAAGAACTCCATGCTCTACACCTTCTCTATCAAGTCGTTTGGATGCCTGGTCAACAAGTTGCCGACCACGCACGACCATGATGGCATGGAGTCCTTTGGCCTTCGCTAGTTTAAGTAACTCGCAAAAGATAACAGTCTTGCCAGCACCCGTATCGAGATGCAATAAAACCTTGCGCTCATTGTTATTGAACGCTTGCCGTATTAGGTCTAGTGCCGACTTTTGATATGGCCTTAACACCTTTTTTGAGTTCCTTTACGAAGTTTGATTCCACAATCATCAGCATCTTTTGGTACTCAATATTTGGCTTGATTATCTGCTCATCAATGTCATCGGCGGTATTGCCCCTAAGAAGCAATACTTGGGACGCCCCGCTTACCATTAGTTCATGTTGACATTGACAGTAATGAGACGGCGAGATTTCAACGTGCACGTTATTCTTTCCGACCCACTTGATTTCCCATGCCGTGTTTGTATCCCTGTTGTACCCATCCAATGAAACCCGAAGCCACTCAAGAACATCCGATTGAAAACAGGTCGGCGGAAAATCCCCATCGGTTGTAAGCTCATATTTAGCCCTTATCTTGGCCTCGAACTCATGGCCTTTTTCTAATACGAAATCATTTTTACGCTTACTAACACCGGTTATCTTTTCTTCTAGTAGCTCTTGTCTGGTCATATACTTCGATAGCCCCAGGATGATGGGTGCGTCTGAGCCACCAACGCCCAGACGCCTCCATTCCTTCCAAGCATCAGACCCTTGGGTAAGGTCTATTACCACTTCTTGCCACCTTTGCCGGTCGGAGCATCACGCTTGATGCTCTTGGCCCGTTCTTTAGCGGCGAGAATGTCGGCCTTAAGACCGCCCAAGATGCCAGCGGCCACGGCGGGGTCCAGACCCCCACGGTTGGCATTGACATAGACGTTCAGGTATTCCCCGTTTTTCTTGAGATTCAGGAACACCTTCGGGGCGGCGGGAAACGCCTTCTCGCAATCACCCCTGGCGAATGGTTCAATATCACCGTTCCAACCAGCCACAAACATAGTGTCAAGGCTCATATCTTTTGGTGTGGTTTTCTTCTCATTGACCGTGATGAGCTTGTCATCAAGACCACCCCACCAAGTAATGTGTTCGATGTTCTCGCCATCCTGATAGGCGAACTCCATGAACACTTTCCGAACTCCATCCCGCTCAAACACACCACACTTGCTTATACCACCCTCAAACGTTCCTTCCCGATTAGCCAAGATACACCTCCAATTTATTTTTTAAGCTACTTAACTCTTCCACCGTGGTCTTGCGCTTATACGCTTCCCCGATGTTCTTTCTCTCGTCATCGTCCTTCACTTGTTCAAGTAATCCTTCGATTTGCCTCCGCAACGTAGCTATATCGGTTGGGTTGCTGTCGTTCTTGAGCGACAGATAATGCTTGAACGGTCCAACCTGTTTAAGCTCGAACCGTTCTGGCAATCCGAAGCGGTTCTTGGCGTCATAGGCCGGACGGCGTTCGGTAAAGATATACCGCACGTTGTCCGAGAACCCACGCTTCTCGCCTTGCTTGGTCAGCGTTTCTGTGTTGAGGAATAGCAGATTGGAAACCCTCTCACGGAACAACGCCGCCGCCTTGGCATAGAGCTTCATTTGGAAGCGGTCGTATGGCAAAGACGTTGGGTCGTTCATTGTCTTGACCTCGCTGTGGGCCAAGAGAATGATGTTTTTTCCGTCTTTGTGTAGGGCGTCCAGGGCATCTAGGAAGCCAACCCACTTGCGGGTTATTTCCTCATACCCCTTTCCATATCCGCCAATCTCTTGAATTGTATTCTTGCCAGCCGTCTTGAGAACGTCCTGAACCAATAGTTTCTCAAGCCAATCCAGGGTATCAACCACCAATGTTTCTTTTCCAGATTTTGAAAATAGTTCGATGGCTTCACGAACATCCTCCCATGTTTCCGGTTCAACACGCTCAACGTCTAGGTTCTTAGAGCCGCCCTCGGCATCCAAGAAAAACGGACTTGGAGCATCCGAGGCAAAACTAGACTTCCCGATTCCGGGCGGACCATAGACAATCAGGAATTCCGCTTCTCTTACCTTCCCCTTGCTTGTTTTCATTCTTCCCCCTTTTTGAACGGCTTGTTAGTTAGTAAGTTAGAACACATTGATTATGCTGTCAAGAGGTATCTTGACCGCACGAAGATTTCTTCCGTCCATTGATAATTGTTGGCTGTTTTGGGCCCCAGGAATACGGGCAAGGGACTTAGACCAACCATTTGCCCATTTGGTTCCCTTAAAGACGGCCTTGAGTAATGGGGTGCCCTGAGCTATGTAAATCTCATTCTCTTTAATCTTGATGCCATACCTAAGTAGGGCCTCTTCATACCTCGGCGCATCACTATTCTTGACCACGGATATACATTGGAACGCCTCATGGAACGTGCGCTCGTGTTTGATGCCGGAATCGAACTCAACACTCATAATGGAAGTTAAGAGATGGTCAAGACATTGTTCTTCATCTTTTTCATCTGTTGACTTGTGTGCCTTGTCTAGGTTAAAATGTTCGATTACTTCTGCACCAACAGGATCTAATTGCTTGGTCAGGTAGTATCCCGCAAGTAACGGAGAATATTGTTGTGCAAACCGAGAGTTATACTTGTGGGTTATGGCCTCAAATATAGCCTTTCTCGATTGTTCAAAAACGTGCCAGTTTTTATACGTCCTGGTGAATAACTTTACGGCATACTCGGGCGTCAAAAGGTCAAACAGTTTCTCGAATTGAGCATAATTCTTTCTGTTCTCTTCGCTTGGTTCCTTTAGGTCTAACACGGTAAACCTAGATTGGTCGGCATCGTTCTGTAGGTTAACCCTAATACTGCTTACCAAGGCCGCAAAACGTGCCGTATATTGGATGGAATGACCGGATGAACTGCCCTTCAATATCTCACCCGAGGATTCAAAAGATGCTTGCCTAAATAGGTCTAGGATAGCCTTGTGTCTCTCGTCCGTCCTATCTCCCATTGGTTCAAACTCATCGAACACAACTGGCAAAGCGTTCTGTCCAAGCTGTTGCCTAATCCCCGCTTCGGTTGAGTTGGATTTAATGTAAACACTCCAAGGGCCAATGAGTGCATGGATGATAGATTCAAGGACCGTGGACTTACCAGAACCCCTTGGACCCGTAAGCCATATATGAGGACGCCATTCTAGGGCTCCACAGAACGGCGCTATCACCATCCAGCCGATAAGGAATTTGCCGTGGTCTGGATTGGCCCAACAGAGTTGCTGAACTATATTTTCTAGTGTGTTGGTATCGTCCAACGGTTCCGTTGGCAACGGTATCGGTCTTGCCATGACATAGGTGTATTTGGTTTTCTTCGGAGCTGTGAACGCCGAGTTGATTACTAGACCTTCTTTGTCTTTCCATATACCAGCACCCCTAATGTTAGCGGGATTGAATATCCCAACCTTACGGCAACGGGACATAAGAGTGCTTGCGGCTTTGTTAAAATCAGCGCCTTGCTTACCCTCAAATGTGGCATCCCACCATTCTTGTGGTTGTAACTGGTAGAAGTTTCCCTTCGTGTGTGCGGCGGCGGATAGGGCGATTATCTGGCGGTTATTATCCGATGTGTAATAGTAGGTGTCTTCGTTGAATCCCAGTGGATGGACATAGACTTCGGGCTCTTTGCTTAGAGCCCTCTTGACAGCATCTAGTCCTTGTTCGAGATGAACATCGTTCCAGTCATATCCAACCGCTTCTGGATAAATTGCATTTCCGAGTCCGTGAGAGTGTCCGGCTCGGCTCTCATCGTTGTCACCAGCGATAATGATTTCTGAATTTGGGGATTGTCGTTCAATAGCCTCAAATACGCTTCTGATGTTCCCGGCGTCGAAAGCAACAATCGTAGTGCAACCCGTAGCCTGTTTAACCGAGCTTGCAGTTGCGTAACCTTCGCATATAAAAATACGGCTTCTATCGCCTTCAAGCGTAAAGAAATTCCCCTTTTTCCGACCACCCACGAGGAACTTCTTTTGGCCGTCCGGGGCGATAAATTGGAGGGTCCAGACTTTGCCGGTTCCGTCTTTAGCAGGTATGACCGTATTTCCGTTTCCATCTCGGAACATAGGTTCAGCCCGTTTTCTATTTGTGTAATCAGTTGGTCCGACAGAGAGTTGAGCAAGTATCTCTTTCGCCCTTGTGGCCGCTTCTTCCCAAGCCCGCTCTTGTTCTTTCGCAATCTCTTTCTCCCTTCTTTTTATAGCATCTTCAACGTGCTTGCGGTCTTCCGCCGAAAGTTGTTTATCGGGGAGCGAACAATATTTATATCTCTCTTGCGTTGACCAATCACCATACGCCCCATAAAAGAAGAGTTCGCCTTTCCTTGTGTGGGCCTGATGCAATACAGCCCAACAGTCTTTGCTTTTCTCATTTTGTTCCCGTCCGAAACGATGGATTTTTCCATCTGGTTGACAATCAAATTCAAATCCGTTTTCCTGAATTAACAATGGACGCCTCTAGTTCTTCTAGATTGGTACTTTCTCGGACAACGGCGTGGAATCCACCAAGAGAGATAATCATATTACGAAACGAAACTTGGTCAACTTTTAAATCGTCTTTTCCGATTTTTATTTCTAGTGCCAACAATCTACCCAACGGACCCACAATGCCTAGTAGGTCAGATATACCGTGACCACCAACACGGACAATTTTATTTTTATCGTAGATGGGGTTGCCAATGAAGGCTTTGTAATTCCAGAGGCGTATGTTTGGGTTTCTAGTCAGTCTGACTAATACTCGATTGCATAATGCGGTATGATTACTCGCCACGCATTTCAGCCAATCTTAATTTTTCTCGCTCCCACGCCTCTCGTTGGTATTTTTTGTTTCGTTCCCGTATCTCTTTGCGTTCTTCGGGCGACTTGCGCTCATACCAGCTTGGTCTTTTCCTGTTTATCTTTTCATCCTTGTATCCAAACTTCCTAAGTAAATCCCCATATGTTATAACGCCCGAGTTATTCGTATACCTTGGTGCTAATACATTCGGCAAAATAAGTGTTGCCATCTACATCCTCCTTATGATGGTAGCATCTCGTGTTCTAATTTCTGCAACTTCCCCGTCATCCAGTTACCACAATCTTGACATTGATACCTTTGCCTATTACCAGCCTTACTAAATACCCAACCACGCCTCATAATTGCGTTAGACCGACAGGTGGTACACAATGGCCTAGCATCAAAAGCGTTCATGTTTGGATGATTCTTTACCCAAGCCCTAAACTTTAAGTAAACTTTCTCTAATAGAACAACGTCTTGTTTATTGTATTTAATCATCAAATCCCAAGCATCTTTTTTACCAGCCATGCAATCTTCCCACATATCGAATCCGGTATGCTTTAACTTACGACCCACGCCAAGCTCATCACCAAGGTCATCGAGCTTGTTAGAGTTGAAGCGGAAGTTTCGCTTGGCAATTTTGAGTGTGTCAATCGTCTTATACGGTGGCGGGGGATTAAGACCGAACTTAATGAACTCAGCATTGGCCATTTTAATATCGAAGTTATCGGAATTTTGACCAACCAGAACATCTGCCGAACAAAATAGAGAATGTAGTTTTCTTATCAAACGTTCATTGTTTTTAATTCCGTTGTGATACCCATAAAAATCCGGTATGCACATAGAATGAACCATCTTCTTTTTGTGCCATTTCCAAGATACGGCTATGATTTTTCTTTTTTGCTTGTGCTTGATTGCGTTCTGTTCGTAATGGCCCCATATCCAGGAAAGGTTTGGGGATGTTTCCACATCGAAAAATAATATTTTAACTTCTTTTTTCTTGTCGCCTTCCTCAACCCTCTTCAGCGGATATTTCAAACCCCTGGCCGATTGTTTCACTTGAAGCCTTTCGCCCACATAACCGCTAGATTGATGATAAAAGCACCGACCCAGTATAGTGCGATTGGATAGGCCCGTTCAAGGATGGATAGGGTAAGAAGCAAACAATAAAACCCCTCAAGGACCCACATTACCTGGATAGATGACACTTGGGCTCCGTTTCATGATGTATTGAACTCAACCCTTAATAGCAAGTTACGTTATTAAGGGGTCCGAATCATCAGCAGTTAATCACACATCTCTTTGACAGCAAATGGTATGGACTGGCGAATCTATACACCATCCACAAAAATTGCAAATCCAATCCATCGGCCCTCCCAATCATCTCATGTTGATTCTAACTCTTAATCCTGTTCGCATCCTTGCGCTTGTACACCGAATTAAGAGCAAAGGCTATCTGCTTCGCCCTAGCGTCCGAAATGTGAAAGCACATATACCCATCTGTCGAATCCAATACTGACCAAGAATAACTGTTTTTCTTGTCGTCTTGAACCGCTTTGAATGGTGGCACAAACCCAAGACTTAATTTTGGCTTCTTCATCTCTCCCCCTATTCATGCCTCGTTAATTATGGCGGGTAGGGCTCGCTAAGAGCGAACGCACCCAGTTCAAACCGGCCCGTCTAAGTCTAACTGCCAGTCCCGCCCCTTCGTGTTATGTTGCCTTAATCTTAATCCTCAAACATCTTATCTTGTTCAATTTGGTTGCTAACAGCCATTTGGCAAAAATTAGCAACATCGGCGGCATAACCCTGTGCGCTGGCAGAATCACATGACATTATTGATTTTTTCAATAAATTTAGCTTCTTCTGTGCGTTCTTTAAAAGCCACATATTTCCATCGTTCCACCATGCGGATTTGTGTCTATTTATTCTCAATTTTGTCAACATTGCTTTTGATAATTGCTTAACCAACCTTTGTTCTATTGATTTTGTGCTTTGTTCCATATCGCCCTCCGTTTTAAATTTTAATCCTGATGGTTTTTACCGCACTTTTCACAGCGTCCCATTAAAACAGAATTCATAAAACCACAAAAGTGACAAAGCCACGAAAATTGATTTGGATTCATAAGCATCCCCGCTTCATGTGTTGTTAATCTTAAAGTTTTAAAAAGTCATCAATAACCTTTTCAAGATGAACCACTTGAACATCGACACAGGGCCACTTTTTCCCAGAATTTTCATCCTCAAGAAATTCAGATTTATAGTGTTTTATCGCTCTTTCCAAAGCCCACTTGGCGTTGACAGCCTCAACGTGGATTGTATCCCCCATTTGATAGCCCAATGGTCCCTTAGGTGAGCCCTTAAATCTTTGTGTGGCTTGAATCTTATAAATGTTCGACATACAGCCTCCCTTAAGATTAATTCATATTGATTCTAAGCTACCCACCAAATCCATCGCCTAACCACGTTTACTAGACCAACCGAAAACTCACACAGATAACACTCTCTTTCGTGTCTATTCAACTTTAACAGTTTCATTCCCCCACCGACTTCTTCAACGCTTCGAGTTTGGCAAGCTTGCTACAGGTCTTACAAAAGCGCCCCTTCTTTACCAAATATGTGTTTTCGGGTGTGAATTCGTGACCTCGCTTACAATGGGTCTTGCGCTTGTTTGTGGCGGTTATTCCACTTCCACGCATGACGTTTTCGACCAACGTAACCACCTCTAGGTGCGCCGGATTACAACAAGCTCTGTTTTTACAAAGATGGTCCAACTGCATCCCGTCTGGTATTGGACCAACCATTTTTTCATAGAAAAATCGGTGCATAGAATAATCCTGCCCGTTAAAGATTATTCTGCAATAGCCATCATTGGCCTTTGAATATGACGGAATCCAGCACTCTCTTGCGTCCGGAACAATCATCAATGGATTCTTTTTACGGGCAAACGGACGACTATTTATTTCTTCAAGAATTTTACTAAGCTCATGTTGGCTCATTGGCGCTCCTCCAATTCTTTCTTTCTGCGAATCAACCAATCCTTCGAGTAAGTATCGTGCCAGTCGGTTTCTAATCCAAACCACAGCGCCTCCCACATCTTCCTGTATCGGTCTGAGGATTGGCCTTGGGCGAAGGCTCGGTTTAATGCGTGAGAGTATTGACCCGCTTCATCCCATGCCATTTTTTCTAATCTAACCATCAAATCCGGCCCTTTAATAAATATGGCGTGTTCTTTAATTTCTCGCTTGTAAGGCCCTTCCGCTCTTGGGGATTCCTTGGGGGCCGTTCCGCAATAGATTCCCTTGTCATGGTCAACGGGCGATTCACCGCACCTAGCGCACTTGCCACCCTCGCCGGGTAGTAACCTTGGGGATTCCTGTTTGTTCAAACACCGTCCCATTGGATGACCGTCAACGGGCTCTCCACACTTCGGGCAATTCGATGGGGTCATGGGCGGACTCCGAATAACGCTTTAAATTTGTCGGCGTGTTCCGAATGGTCCGAACCCCATTCTCCGTAATCTAGTCCAAGTCGGTCAGCCTTCCTCACCAGCGCCCTGAGTTTTCGGCGCAACCATTTGGCATATTCTTCTGGTGATGTTTCTCCGTCCGGTTGGTCTTCCCAAATTTGGTTAATTACTTTCTCAATCTCATTCAGCTTTGGCTTGCTCACCAGTTACCTCCAATCGTATCAGCCTCTCCAAAAGTACAAGTGCCGCACATTCCGGTTAATGGCATACTCGGAACAGACCCGCAATTCTCACAGGGCTTTTTCCAGTTAGGCTTAACTCTTGTGTCGTTTTCATCCAAAACTTCACAATCTTCATGGCCTTTTCGTTTCTCACTCATCCCCGCCTCCTAATCATTGCGTGTTAAAATGAACTTCTGGCGACGCTCACCTCGACGCTTGAGGTGAAGCCCCCGCTACTTCCAGCCTTAAAGAAGCGCCCTATACGGCCTTACCTACGAGGCAACCCGCCATTTCTGGACAGCGCCGCCAGAAGTCCACTTCAATTTTTCTTAATCTTAACCCTCGGAAACTTATATACACGCTCAAGGTTCTCGGCCACTTCCCAAGTTGCGTCTCGGCCATCCCAAGCAACCCTTATATCACGGCCATCTATTTCAACGACAACCCCAACCAAGCCATTGCTGGTAACTCGATTTCCAACGGAAAGCATTAGTCCCAATCCGGCGTTGTGTTTTTACGCAATTCCCAGATACGTCCAAACAAATTTAAGTAAATACCACCAAATTCATCACGGAATAATCCGGTGGGCCAATAAGCCCTCATGTCCAATCCGCCTTTTCTATCGCCTCACACATGGCAACCATGAACCGAGACCATTCTCTCTGTGGTATGACCACATCTTCTATCGCATCGTATCGCCTTGTGCCATTGGGAATGGATGAATCCCCCTCAATACACCAAATCTTATTGGCATCGGCGGACAAGTCATAAAACGACCCGTCTGGTAGCTCAATACGAAAGCACTTACTTACTTTCATGTTTCTTTTCCTTCTTCTTGGCATCGGCAATAATAGCCTCCTGCCTTTTCTGCCAGGACTTTTTACCCATCTGCGAAAAATGCTTCTTGATTTCCGGTGCAACTTCTTTTTTTGACATTTTTTACCTGCCTTTCTGAATGGATACTAACAGACTAGCTATCAAACGTCAATCCCAAATTCCACCAAGCCAAGTGATAAGTGCGAATACCGCAAGCGTCAAACAACAGACCAAAACGGCTGGCATCATCGGGTCGCTCATTCTTCCACCTCCTGCCAATTATTGAAGCTCTTAATGGTCCCGTTTACTTTCTTCGCCAAGTGTTCGGCCTTCTTGATTCCAGTCACAAACCTTACGCAAGCCTCTCCGTTCTCAACCCACTCAACCGCAACACGCTCACGCAAGGACATTGGGCCTCCTAAACAACGATTGTTAATCCCAACGCTTCCATTGTGGCATATCCTCGTCGGGCATGCCCTGGAAAGGCTTGGACAAGTCCTCAAATGACTTTTGAGAATAAGCCTCTTTGGTTTCTTCCCAAGACTCACGAATGTTTTTCCACATCAATTCCATGTGTTGCCGATAAGCTTCTTCTACCGTCATGGGGCCTCCACTTCAAGTTGGTAATTAAACACAAGCCCTAATTAACCACGCTTAATGCGAAGTTGCTTTCTCAATACACCATCTTTGAAACTGCGAAAGGTTCATTTGTCTTTTTTGAGCCTCTTTGTTAAGAGCCTTGTAATCTTCCGGCCTCATATTCAAAGTTACCGGAATGTAACCTTGGGGCGTTATCTTTCGTTTCTTCCTATCCGGTGTTTTTGTCTTAAACTCCATATACCCTCCGTTTTAATTTAGATTGATTCTAAACCTTACCTCAAACCACGCTTTCCATCCGTTGTCCATGCTTCCAAAACTTCTTTGGATGGATTGAGCTTTTCAATTTTTTTCTTATGCACACCACACAACGTTATCCCCATCACCTCGTACTTCCCATCAATCCAACATTGATGATTGTGTAAATAGTGAGGCGCTTCACTTACGAGATACTGACAACGCTTCATGTTAAGATTCCTTAATTCTAAGATTGACAATCTTCGCATAACCGAGGAACACAAGCGCCATCATCCTTGGCTTCGATATACACCCCACAACGTTCACACAGCGTCCCATCCAGCATCATGTCGGCTATGTCTCCCATAAATCCCCCTTTTCAAGAACACTTGATTTTAATACCCGTCCCCGGACCCGTACCCGTCCCCGGACCCGTACCCGTACCCGTCCCCGTCCCCGGACCCGTCCCCGGACCCGTCCCCGGACCCGTACCCGTACCCGTCCCCGTACCCGTACCCGTACCCGTACCCGTCCCCGGACCCGTCCCCGTACCCGGACCCGTACCCGTACCCGGACCCGTACCCGTCCCCGGACCCGATGGAGGACTGCGCCTCGTCACCGAGGCTTGTCATTATTTTAA